CAGCTTTGATTTCTTCGATTGAAGATGGCTCAATACGTACTGACATTTGCCATGGAAAGCCGTCATCTGAGTCTTGGGCTACCTGAGTACCAAACTCATTACTCATCAAGTCACCAGAAACAGTTAATCCTGTTTGGTGGTTAATTGAGTGCGTATTGATTGCACCTGCACGCTGACTCGATCGATGCTCAAGTAATGCAGGAATGCGACCTTTCAATTGCATTGAATCAAGATCAAAGACGATTCGATCCCAATACCAATGGTCTGTAATAACTTCTCCGCTGTAAGCCACACCTGAGAAGGTGCGTTTTTTCTTACCCTCTTCAGCCTGATTTACATTTAGCTGCCCAAGCTGAAAACAATACTGATTGGGCTTATCTTCTTCTGGCATTTTCATGCTCCATAAAAAATGCACCTCGTAAGGTGCTCACTCCAGTTTTTTTAAGGCTTCTTGGGTGGATTGGCCAAAGCATGACATACGGCTCGAACTAAACTGTTGACTCTAGATATTCCCAGAACAACAACCTTTTTCTTACAACCGCAAGGCATATACCCGTTGCCATTACATCCATTAAATCCACGTCGGCAAGACTCGCATTTCTCACTCATCTAATTCACCAATGCTCTTAACACATAAATCAACTTCCCATCTGAGGGTGCAACTGAAACCACCTCAAACGACAACCCCATCTCAAACAACACGCCTTGCCCTGCATTGAGTTTTTCAAGATCAATACCTAAGCCTTTTGCATTCTCAATTTGAATCACAATGTTTGATTGAACACCTGTAAGCAATAACGGCGAATCCAAGGTGATAACTTTGCCCACTTCAAGCGAAGCAGCATAAGCCAGTGTTGTGGATCCTCTGACCACATCCACGGCGTTTGCAGATACAGCCTGAATCTTAGCCATATCCTCTTTGACCCAACGCTTAAGCACTTCCTCTGCCAATGAGATAGCTGGCTTCTGAACATAAGCAGTTAATGCAGCATCATTACCCTGTACATAATCCACCAGCGTCCTGATCGCACTTGGTCTAAGTGTTGGATCAAGTGGTACTACTGTGTCTGCAATCGTATTGAATAGATCCCGACTGGAATCATTCATTGGAGATAACAGGCTCATCAACTTCTTACTTGCAGTCCATTCGGCCTGAATTGCTTGTTTCTGCTCGATCAGATATTCCTTATCTAGAATTGAGTCAGCAATCTTTTGATCAACTACGCCCTCCATCTCACCGAATGTTAATGGACTGGTAGACCAACCCATATCTGCAGCGACTTGAGGCAAGTCTTCATCAGAAGTAATACCGAGCTTCTTCGCTTCTTTCTCAGTCAATGCAGTTACGGTGCACCGGCACATGAATCCCCACGGCGGGTAATACAGCAACCAAAACGGATCATCGATGTGTCTGATGATTCGATTCAAAGCCAAATGACTGGGACGTACACGAGTATCATCAATCGCTGAGTACATTAAATAAGGTCGTTTCGCCTTATTCTTCTGCTGTTGCTGCCAACGTCCGTGACCATAAGCTGTCTGGATATTGGTTCGGAATACATTCTTGAGATAATGCTTACTCAGCACAATCTCGTTTTCTTCAACCAACTTCTGAAAGTCGTTGAATGTTCCACCTTCAGCCAAGGTCTTATTGAGCGACTTAATGACTGTCTCGATCTGTTCAATACCTGACAGAAAACTCACTGTAGTTGCCAATTGCCGAGTATTGAGATCCATTGAGTAGAACTCATCAGGCAATACAATTTTACGAGACTGAGCGAAATGCAGAGCCTCTAAAAAAGTGATTGGTTTCATTTTTCCCCACTTGCCGTGACATACCCCAGCACATCAGCTGCATACAGGGCCATTTCAAGATTGGCAGTAAATTGGCTTTCGCTGGCACCTGGCATAAGCTTCATCAGATTGAATGCCAAAGCCTCAGGTGTTTCACTGGTCTGAACCAACTCATTCACTTGCTTCTGATCCAGCAAATCAATCGATCGCTGACCATCGGTAAGTTCTTCAACTTCTTGTTGCTCTGCAGATAACTTTTTTGCAGATGCCTTAAAGCTGAATGCCTGATTTGGCAAGGCAGTGAACGTTGGTGACACCAAGGTGGCACCTTGAGGTGTCACTTCAGCAACATCACCATCCTGTAAGCCGTACTCTCGCATGAAGTACTGATTCGTCAGATTTGCACCTGCGTTCTTCAGATGTGCATCTCGTTCAGCCTGATCTTTATTCAAAGGCTTAGCTTTTTCACCAACAACAACCTTATGCTCAGGCCAGTTATTCAGCCAACACAACGCGTTAACAACCGCTTGTAACGTCGGGGTGGTGAGTCGAATATCTGACTTAAGTTTATCGGCACGAACATTCTCATGAACCTTACCTAAAGCATAGCCACTGGTGCCATCAGATTGACTGGTAAGGGTCTGTCCCAATACGATCTTCTGGATTTGCTGAGCGAGCGTGTTATTAAATGTCTCAAAGGCTGATCCAGCAGTACCACTTGCGCCAGTTGTACCTAAAACCTGTACATCATCTTTAGCATCAATTGATAGGACACTCTGAGCATGTGCATTAAGCAGTGCCTGATTCATATCATCAATTTCTGAATCTTCGCATTTACCAAGAAGAATTGGTGTGCCAAAACGCTCCAGAAATTTAGCCCAAAACTTGAAGCCATTTTGCTTAAAGAAAAACACCCAATAAAGTGTAGCTAATAGTGCTTTGCCATAGGGTTGTTCATAAGAGGCTTTACGGCGAGTAAGGAAGAATTTGAAAATCTGATCAACTTCCAACTCTTGGGAACTACCTTCTTTCCGCAGAATTAAACGCCCATCATTCTTAGGCTCAAACCATTGCATTGGCTTTTCACCAATCCATTGCAGTCCGATATAACCTTCTTCCTTTAACTCATACACAGCTTCTTGAACGGAGTAACCAAAGAACAATGCATTCAATGCACCAGATGCAATTTCAAAGTACCACTCATCCAACTGTTGTTTTAAGTGAACAGCCTCAGGGGTATCACTTGGCTCAATTCGATATGGCGTAGCCAATAATGCATCAATCCGCGTCTCTACCGCTTGCGCAATCTCATCATCATCAAGGAGGACACGTAATCTATGGCGAGTAATACCCGCCTTTCGAAGTACTTCATCATTATCTGGTTGTCTGCCAAAATGTGAAAAAAAGTTCGAAATCGCTTCTTGAGTGTATAAATTACCGCGTGACAAAGACTTCTTTGACGCTTTGTCTTTTTTAGGCTTTGCCATGTGATTTCCTTTTAATATGTACGACTACCTGCACCTGCAGGTTTTTTACCAATTCTTGCTTCATTCAAATCATTGAAAGCATCACTGCAACCATCCACTTGATCGTCGTGTGTACCATTTGGAAAGTTGCGTAATTCTTCAATGAGTGCTTTATTCCAGTCACCGCTAAGCATCTTCACATTTCCAATATTGACCTGAGCGGCAAATGGTTGTGCTCGAGTAATCTTGTCGCCAGATACCGTTTCAGCTTTGACGTTAAATCCGCTGAGCTTTGTAATGAAGTTCTTAGCTTGTGCTTTACCTGCTTGTCCTGGGTCTTGAGGAAGTCTGATGCCTACTGATCGACCATCCATTTTTGCTGTCTGAATGATCGTATTCTCGACACCATCTGGTCCCCATCGTCCACGAACCATATCCACAATGTAGATGATGTTGTCTTTGGTCTTGAGCATTCTTGGTCCTGCTGTCCAATCCCCTTCATTCTCAGATGCAGCAAGGTCCCATGCCCGAACCTCTTTAATGAACTCCGCAGGAAGGGCTTCTACAATTTCAATTCTGTCGGGCTTAAAAAAACCGCCTGCAGGCGGTGATGGTAATTGTCGATACTGACCAGAGAATACATACGGCGCTGCATCCTCCATGACCTTTAATCGCTCAATGCTATGCTTTTCAGGCCATAATGCCGAGCCATCAGGTTGAATTGCAGGTAGACACAAATGCTCCCATTCTTCACCATTTCCACCATCAAGTAACCAACCTGCTAAGTCCTGCTCATGCAGACGCTGCATAATTACGATGATCGGGGTATCTGGAGAGTTGGTTCTAGACTCTAATGTGTTTTGAAACCATTCAATTACATTGCCCCGAATCGTGTCTGAGCTTGCTTCACTGGCTTTGTGGGGGTCATCGATGATAATCGCGCCACCAAACTCTTTTCGGATCTTGCCTGCACCAAAACCCGTAATTGTACCGCCTGTCCCCTGTGCATAGCAGACACCACCAGCAACAGTTCTCCAGTCATCCTTTGCTTTACTATCGTCTCTAAGTTCAAAGTCTGGAAACACTCGCTTAAAAGCTGTTTCTTGAACCAAGTTACGTGTCTGGAATGCATTGTTTGCTGCCAGTGTTGCTGAGTAACTGATATGAATAAACTCGCAATCAGGCACTTTGCCAAAACACCAAGCCATAAAATTAATTACAGCCAATTCAGTCTTGGAGTATCGCGGAGGTATGTTGATGATTAATCGTTTTGTCTCACCTCGAAATACCTTCATTAGCGCATCACAAACGACTCGATGGTGCCAGTTATGCATCCACTTGTATTTACGGCGCTCTTTAAACATATATCGTGAAAAGAAGTACAAGTCTTCTTGGGCTTCGATTTGAATTGCAAGTTCACGTGCTGGATCAATACTCATCTAAAACCTGCTCCCTTGCTTTAAGGTAGCTTTCTGTTGATATGCTGGAATTTACAGTCTCGATTGGTTTGCCGTCCTTGCCAGTAATTTCCTGACGATTAGTAAATTGGCCACCAATTTCTTGTGCTGCTTGCCTTAAAATCTTTAAAGCCATAGCTGGACTTTTGTTTTTGGTAATTAGCTTTTGATACATCTCAAGCCGAACGGTCTGGTTAGCAATAGGAATGTTTTTTGGTTTATCCAAATATTCTTCTAGCTTCCTCGAATTCCTTTTTTAAGCCTTTGCTTAAATCTTTTCCAATACGCTTGGTTGGATCATATGCCTCACACTGCTGTCGAGTGACCTCAATTCCAAATTCTTCTTTGACCAATGTTGCTGTTTCTTGAGGGGTATTAAACTGTGCAAGTGACCGTACTATATA